TGAACGAGAGGCGGCCACTCCTCAAAGAAGAGATTGCGGCCCACTTCCTGACTACGTCTGATCCTGTCCATGAAGGATTCGGTCGTCTCCTCCAGCGGCATCTTGTACTCGCGGTTGTTCTCGAAGTCAACAACCGTCACATCGCCATCCGGCATGAGAAAGCATAGCTTTGAATCGGGAAAAGCCTCCCTGTAGGCATCAAACACGTAAGTCTCCATTTATCTGATTCCTCCCAATCTCCGTTCAAACCACTCCCAGGCCGTGGGCAGGTAATCCTGCATCGCCTGACGCAGTCTCGGACTGAACGCCGCGTCGAACATATTCGCCCAAGCCTCAGAAGTGATTTCAAATTGCTGGTTTCCACGAGTCCAGTAATCCCAGGTATGGCCCCATTCGGTTCCTCCACCGGAATGCGCGTTATAGTCCTTGAATACACCGCCGAAGATGTCCTGTATGCCGAATGTCAGGTTGCTTCCATACTGGATCATTTCGCGGCCAATCCTGTGGCGCAGATCATGATCTGTAATGTCGCCTCTGGACATACCATGCTCACTGAGCCAGCGATCTTCAAACGCAAGGACGTCGCGCTGAATGGCATTGAAAAAAGCCATGCTCCGGCTGGGCAGCTCAGTGTTATGATCGACATAATGCCCATGTTCATGAAACCAGGTTGAGCCTGCTTCCTTCGACCATCCTGTGGAGTCTTTTCTGAAGCTCATCTCAACGTCGTTGAAATATGGCCTGTAGTGAGCAGTGTCTTCTCGGTTTCCATCTGATACTGCGCCGCCCCTGGGGACGATGGCATCATATACGCGCTTGGCGTCATCTGTGCCTGACTGGAACTTTCTCTCAAGCTGTCGCCGGTATTGCTGTGTCAGTGGTCCTTCGCGGCGCTCAAACCGACCTTGCACAGGAGCGCCGGGAGCACCTCCGCTTCCGGGTGGACCCTGACCGGGCGGCAAAGGCCCGCCGCCTGCGCCTCCAGCGCCTCCACCGCCGACCAGTCCACGACCGCCACGCCCGCCGATAATACCGCCACCGCCGCCTCCACCGGGAATGCGACCACCACCGCCACCTCCAGGGTGTATACCACCGCGTGCCCCGCGTCCGCCCATCATGTCACCCCCGTTTCAATCTTCCGGAGGCGCTCCTGATAGGCCGGGACAGGCACCAGCTTCGGGCCATTTTCACCGTACATAGCGGCCATTTTCGTGGTGATTTCACCAGGTATTCGGCCATGAAACAGCACCATTTTGGGCTGTAACCTGCTGATCATCTGCTCATATCCGAGCAAAAACAGGCTTTTCGCCTTCCGTTCCATCTGTGTTCCCACAGAAGAGACCGCTACAGCGCTTTTTTCCGGTTCGCCGTCGAAGCACCAGTCGAAGCTGCGCTCGTCTGACCAGCAGATGGTTGGGATCACCGTGATGCCCTTGCTCTGCCAGTACGCGCCGAGCCAGTGTTTCCTGTAGTGGCTGTTGATCTGCAGCGCCAGCGGAAAGTCCGTGAACATGGAGAAGTCTGGCGTGCATACAAAGCGGAACTTCCGGAGCATGTCCGTGTAGATGTCCGGCGACGTCCACAAACGAGAGAACTGATAGTCCTTCAGAAAGAAATGGACACCCACCTTCTCGGGATGGCGGTGCTTCGCGGCAAAGTTAAAGCCGATCATTTCGACCGGCTCTTCTATCTCCATCGGCAGGATGCGCGGAACCTCATACTTGCCAACTCCTTCAAAGGAGGCTTTGTCCATGTTCTCGCACTGTCGAAGCGTCCATAGCATAGCACCACCACCTCATCCGAGAACCAGCAGGCCCCGGGTATCGTACACCGAGCCGTTGTTCTGGTTCTTCATGGCGCGATCCAGCGCCATGACCATTGCGACCGCGCCGTCCACCTTCTCCGTGCTCTTCTCTTTGTCGATCTTGATGTTCCCAGCCGGATCAGTACGCACGAAGGCATTGTCCATGTTCCAGCGGAGCACCGGATGACCGCCATGGTTGATGCGATGCTCCAGCACAAGGCGCATCAACTCCTTGGTCGGAGCACTCATGTCTCTAAACCCCTGACCGAACGGGATCATGTTGAAACCATCTTCTTCCAGCGCCTGGACCATCATGCTAGCGTTCCATCGGTCATAGCCGATCTCCCGGATGTTGAACCGTTCACCCAGCTCCACGATGAACTTCTCGATGAAGCCGTAATGCACCACGTTCCCCTCGGTCGTCTTGAGAAAGCCTTGTTTCTCCCACACGTCGTACATGACATGATCGCGCCGCACACGCAGGGCCAGCGTCTCATCCGGCAGCCAGAAGAATGGCAGTATGATGTACGGCTCCGACTCATCCAGCGGTGGGAACACCAGCACCAGCGTCGTAAGGTCGGAGGTGCTGGACAGGTCCAGGCCTCCGTAGCAGGCGCGGCCCTCCAGGTCATACTCGCTGACATACCCGCCGCACTCGTCCCATTTGTCCATGGGCATCCAGCGCACGGACTGGGCCGTCCACTGGTTGAGGCGCAGTTGTCGGAACATATTCTCGTCCGCCGGTGTCTCCAGCGCCTTGTGGTAGGCATCGCGCACCTTGTCGATGGTAATCGTGTACCCGAGGCTGGGGTTGGCTTTGTACCAGTTTTCTTCCTTGTGCCAGTCCTCCGATTCAGCAAGGCCGTAGATCACCGGATAGAACCGGTCATCCTTTTTCCTGCCCTCCAGCAGGTCGAGCGCTTTCTGGTGAACCTCCCAGCAGATGGAAGTCCTGTCCGTACCTGCTGTGGTCAGGAAGAACCACAGCGGCTGGCGGCGGGCATCGCCCGAGCCCTGCGTCATGACGTCATACAATGCACGGGTCGGCTGGGTGTGCAGTTCGTCGAAGATGCACGCCGACACGTTCAGGCCGTGTTTGGTCGCCACTTCACTGGACAGCACCTGGTAGATACTGCCCGTGGGTACATACACCATTCGCTTGGTGGAAGGCACGATTTTGATGCGCTTCGACAGCGCCGGACTCTGGCGCACCATGTCGCAGGCCACGTCAAATACGATGGCGGCCTGCTGGCGATCCGATGCGCAGGAGTAGACCTCGGCCTTCCATTCATCGTCGTTCACCAGCATATTGAGCGCGATGGCCGCACCCAGCTCAGACTTGCCCTGCTTTTTTGGGATTTCGATGTAAGCCGTCGTGTACTGGCGCATGGTGGGATCATCGTCCCGGACTGTGCCGAACACGTCGGAGATGATCTTTTCCTGCCAGGGAAGAAGGGTGAAGGGCTTCCCGTGGAACTCGCCCTTGGTGTGCTTCAGGCACTCAATGAACCGCTTGACCCGGTTTGCCTTGTTCGCGTCAAATGCCATCAGCCATCCTCCTTCCAGGCTCCATTGAGCAGCTGCTCCATTGGATCTTCCGAGTCCTTACCACCCGTGCCGCCACCCGCCGCGATGATGCGGGAGCGCGTTGCCGGGGAGAGGCCGAACTCGCCAGCCAGCGACTGCATGATCTTCAGGTTCTGCTGAGCGATGGACACCTGCGGCACCTGCTGGACATACCCGCTGGGTGTCTTGAAGATGGAGCCATGCTGAGTAATGAACTCTTCGGCTTCCTTCCATCGCGCATAGGCCTGGCAGTAAGCCGAGAAGCTCTCAATGTCCCAGATCGTCAGCACACCCATTGCCTCAAGGGAAGGTGCCAGCCGCTTCCATTCCTTTTTCGCCTCCGGCAACAGCCACGACGGGCACTTGATGACGCCCTTCGGCGGCGTGGGCTCGCGCTCGTTGATAGGCCGTCTTCCCTTGCCCCGGTCGCCCTCCAACTTTTTCAGCGCTGTTGGCAGGGGCTTTCTGCCCTTGGTCGCCATTGGACATCCCTCCTTTTCCTATTGCTGTTTTTTCGTCGTTGTGGTAAAATAGGGCTACAGAAGGGAGGTCATCGCATGATTCCATTTGAGAAAGCTGTTGATATGCTGCGTAGTCTGTCTAAAGCCGACTATGAGTCTGCATCCAACTACATCTCTTCTTTGGCATCCAAACGCTATTCCCCCGATAAGCCCCTCACTCGCGCACAGATTCTTGAGGACTTGGCCATCTCCCGGCAGCAGGAGAAAGAAGGCAAGCACAAGCCTGCAAAAGAAGCGTTCGATGAGGTGATGGCGGAGTATGGCCTTGTACGTCGTTGAAACGACTGATCGTGCCCAGGATCACTTCCGTGGGCACATCGGGTATATTCTTTATAAGCTCAAGAACCCGGACGCAGCCTGGAATCTCCGCGACGCCCTGACGAAAGCGGAGGAAGAGCTGGCTGACCATCCCGAAACCGCACCCTTCTGCACCGACCCGGCTCTTAGCGGATTCGGATACCGGAAGAAAATGATTCTTGATACCCGCTACCTCTGTATCTGTCGTATCGAGGGAGACACCGTCTGGATTGAGGGTATTTACCACGAACTTCAGGACTATGAAAACCTATTCAGGACTGGGCGCTAATCCGCCCGGTCTTCTTTTTTTGTCTGATTGATTGCCTCTTCATAGGAAAGCTCCGCTCCATCACGGAGCACTTTTACATTTTGGGACGCACCTTCGTGGAACTGAATGTATCTGTCCACAATGACGGAGGCGTACCGTTCATCTAACTCCATCGTGTAGCAAATGCGGTCCGTCTGGTCGCAAGCCATGAGCGTGCTGCCAGAGCCACCGAACAGGTCCATAACCACCGCATTCGGTGCGGAGCTGTTCTTGATGGGGTAAGCCACCAGGGGAATGGGCTTCATCGTTGGATGCTCGGCGCTCTTCTTCGGCTTGTCGTACTGCCAGATAGTGGTCTGCTTCCGGTCCGCATACCACTTGTGCTTGCCGTTGAGGAGCCACCCATAGAGCACCGGCTCGTGCTGCCACTGGTAGGGCGACCGGCCTATCGTCAGGCTGTTCTTCGCCCAGATACATACACCGCTCAGATGGAAGCCCGCCTCCTTGAAGGCACGCCTGAAGTTGATCCCTTCCATGTCTGCATGGAACACATAGGCGCTGCCGCCCTCGGCCATGTGCGCCGCCATGTTCCTGAAGGCGGTAAGCAGGAAGTTGAAGAACTGCTCGTCCTCCATGCTGTCGTTCTGAATGCTTTTTCCGTCTGCGGATTCATACGCTACATTGTAGGGCGGGTCCGTCACCACGAGGTTTGCCTTCACGTCGCCCATGAGCCGGTCAACATCCTCCTCATTGGTACTGTCACCGCACATCATGGTGTGCCTGCCGATCTTCCAGATGTCCCCATGCTTTACGAAGGGGGCAACGGTCTCAGGATCGGCCTCGCACTCGTCATCCTTGACTTCTTTGTCATGCACCTTGCTGAACAGATCATCCACCTCGGCCATATCAAAGCCAGTCGCCGTCACGTCATAGCCGGACAACTGCAAGTCCTGCAGCAGATCGGCCAGCGCGGTTGGCTCCCAGTCACCGGTCGCTTTGTTCAGCGCAATGTTCAGGGCTTTCTCATCCTGCGGGTTCTCGATATGAACTACCACGCAGTCAACTTCCGTCGCGCCTTCATTGACCAGCACCTTGTAGCGCTGGTGGCCTCCGACGATGTTGCCAGTCACCTCATTCCAGACGATGGGGTCTACATACCCAAAGTCATGCAGGCTGCGCTTGATCTTCTCATAGGCCGGGTCTCCCGGCTTTAGGTCTTTGCGGGGGTTGTATTTCGCGGGCTTCAG